CACGCAGCGGCGCAACCTACTATGGCAGAGGAATTTTCCCCTGGGAACGCAGAGCCAAGGGTGTCAATGAGCTCACAGATTTCACTCCCAGTGCCAACTTAGATTGGGAAGGTCTACGTAAGCGACTGTTACAATATGGTATTCGTAATGCTACACTGATGGCCATTGCTCCTGTTGAAAGTTCCAGCGTCGTACTCAATTCAACAAATGGCATAGAAATGCCCATGGAGTTGATCAGCGTCAAAGAATCAAAAGCAGGTAGTTTTGTTCAGGTAGTTCCTGAGTATCGTCGTTACAAGAACCGTTATCAGTTGATGTGGGATCAGTTAAACTGTGAAGCATATCTAAAGACTGCCGCAGTTCTTGCAGCATATATTGATCAATCCATATCAACCAATACTTTTTATAATCCAGCACATTTTCCACGTGGTAAGATTCCAGGTACATTAATTGCAAAAAATCTAATGCTCGCCTATAAGTGGGGATTGAAAACAGTCTACTACAGCCTGATCAATAAGGTAGGCGCAAAATTGGATGCAACTGGAACAACGCAGATCAACGGCGGTTCTTCCAACAATATTCTACCAGGTGAACCTATTACATTATATGAAGACGAAGATTCATGTGAGGCATGTAAGTTATGAAATTATTACAAAAATTTGATAGACGAGAAGGTGGTTACTATGGAAGGAATGCTATAGTTTCCTACGGAACAAGTATTTTAAGTAATGGAAAATATGATGGTTGGTATTTTAAATTAGAATCGCCATTCAGCGTGACAAAGAAGTACATAGATACAACTACCTTTGAAATAGCAGAAGGTCCTTGTAGGTTTTCAATACTATACACTCGACGAGTACCCAATGAAAATAGGGGAAGTATTTCGGGATTGAGAAAAGGATGGTTTCCAGTCAATGTCTAAAGCACAATACGATATATCAAAGCAGACAAATTATCTCAAGCGCACCATGTTCTTGGATCCAGCTGGACCGGTAACTGTTCAACGTTTCGAGGAAGTCAAGTATCCTAGAATTGCTAGGTTTGAAGAACTTGCCCGCGGATTCTTCTGGGTGCCAGAGGAAATTAGTTTGACCAAGGACAAAATGGATCATAAAGAGGCAACCACTGCTGTCAAACATATTTTTACCTCTAATCTATTACGTCAGACTGCTCTTGACAGCATACAGGGAAGAGCCCCCAATCAGATTTTCAGTCCCGTTATCAGTATTCCTGAATTGGAAGCATTAGTGAGTAACTGGAATTTCTTCGAGACGAATATTCATAGTAAAAGTTACAGTCACATCATTCGTAATGTTTACGGAGTTCCCAAGGAAGAATTCAATAAGATTCACGACACCAAAGAGATAGTGGAGATGGCTGCAACTGTTGGCCGTTACTATGAAGAATTACATCTGTTGAATTGCCGCAAAGAAGTAGGACACATCGTTCCAGTGCGTGAGCACAAGAGAGCAATTTGGATGGCATTGCACGCCAGTTATGCACTTGAAGCCCTGCGCTTCATGGTATCATTCGCCACCAGTCTTGCGATGGTTGAAAATAAGATCTACATAGGCAATGGTAACATTATCAGTCTTATTCTGCAGGATGAACTATTACACGCAGAGTGGACTGCATGGTTGATTACTCAGGTTCCCAAGGATGATCCAGAATTCATCAGCATTGCCAAAGAATGTGAATCTGAAGTTTATGCCATGTATATGGACGTAATACGTGAAGAAAAGGAATGGGCGAAATACCTATTCAAAATGGGTCCAGTTATAGGATTAAATGAAAACATACTAATTGACTTTGTGGATCATATCGCGTTCAACAGATTAAAGGATATAGGAATTAAGTATCAAGGTGAATATCCTAAATCAAGCCCAATTCCCTGGTTCAACAGGCATCTGAATATCAATAAGAAACAATCGGCACTTCAGGAGACAGAAAGTACTAACTACGTTATTGGAGCAATGTCAGATACAGTTGATTATGATGAATTGCCTGATTTATAAGAAAGAAAGAAAGAAAGAAAATGAGAAAAATAAAATACGTGCCGAAGGTGGATCCTAGAACATTCGCACCGAGTGTGTTATGCATAGTTAAATTAGAAAATGGTGAGAATATTACAATAATTGATGAACCTGTAGCGATGCCAAAGTATGAATATCTAGGTAAATCCTTTAAAAAAGATGAGCTCGATATAATTACGATTATTAATACAAGATTATCAGATCTTGGTATGTTTCCAATGACATTGGAAGAAGCAGAATACATGTTTAATTGGGATAGTATACCAGGAGTGTCAGATACCGCTACCATAGAAAACATACAAAAATTATCTGGGTTTGTTGTTGAAAAAACAATAAAATACATATAAGGAACACAAAAATGAAAGCTATTGTATGGTCAAAGACCCCCTGCCCTCATTGTGAAAATGCCAAGGCATTGCTCAATCAGAAGGGCATTGAATTTGAAGTCCGTGATGTCACGGCAGGAACATGGACCAAAGAACAACTGTTAGAAGCTGTGCCAAATGCAGCATCTGTACCTCAGGTATTTCTAGATGATCAATTGATCGGTGGATTTACTGAGCTACGTAAGTATTTCTCAAAGGTGTGACATGGAAAGTGAAGATGAGGGAAAAGAAGTGGCAACAGGTGATTTTACAGTTACAGATTATAATGGACTATACACAGGATACATTAACACCAATATGACATTGCCTATTTATAATTACGCAGGCGCAGCAGCGGCGGCAGCAATACCAAATAACATGGCATACAATCAGACAACTTTCGCTACATATGGTAACGCTTATTCCAACGGTGGAGTAGATATTTCAGGTGGCGCCAGGATCAATGGCAGTCTTATAGTGAATGGTGTGAATATATCAGATACGCTAAAGGCCATTGAGGATAGGTTGTCTATTCTTGTGCCCGATCCTAAGAAGTTGGCAAAATACGAAGCATTACGCAAGGCCTATGCACACTATAAGCTCATGGAAGCGTTATGCAGTGGTGAAGATGAAGAGCATGGACCAGAATCCGTATAAAGAAATAGAACGGTTGAAAACAGTTATAACGCAACTGGAAAAAACCGTGGACTTTCTTCGAAGAGAAAATAGTCGTCGCAAGAACGAAATTAGTTCAATAATAGCAGCAATAAGAAAAGGTTAATCCGTGGCTAAGAAGCAAGAAGAGAAGAATTATAATAAACTGTTAAGATTGCACAATCTGACATTGGAGAATCTTAAGAATCGACTTTCTAATTGTAGATCAGATGATATCAAGGTTCTACTCAAAAGAGATATTATTGAATTAGAACAAAAGATTCAACGAGTTAAAGAGCTAGATAAGCAATAATATGAACGACGACTTTACCAGAGGTTATAGAGAAGGGTTTCGCGAGGGATTTCGTGAAGGCAAGGCGTCGAAAGAACAACCTATACCTCCTAAGAATGACAAACAGAAAGATATTAAATGAGTGAAGTACACCTAATTGGTATTACGCAACCCAACGAAGCGTATACCGGCTGTAAAACAGCCAATGAACTAGTTGCATGGGCAGCTCGTGTAAGCAATCCCAGCAATCAAAATAATACTGTGACTGCACCAAAGCTAGTACAGTATTTGATTAAGAACCAACACTGGTCACCTCTTGAAATGGTTAGTGTACAGATGGAGATCAAAACAACTCGAGATATCGCCCGTCAGCTTTTGCGTCACCGTAGTTTCAGCTTTCAGGAATACAGTCAGCGTTATGCAGATCCCACCAAGGATCTGGGATTTGTTCTTCGTGAAGCTCGTCTCCAGGATCTAAAAAATAGACAGAATAGCGTACAGAATGACAATGAAGAGCTGCATGACGAATGGTTAGACTTACAGGCTGAAGTGTTGGAAGTTACCAAACGAGCATATCGTTTTGCCGTGGAAAATGGTATTGCAAAAGAACAGGCTCGTGCAGTATTGCCAGAGGGCATGACAGAGTCCGTGGTAATTGTTTCCGGTACACTACGTTCCTGGGTACATTATTGTCAGCTTCGCACTGACATCGCCACACAAAAAGAACATCGAATCGTTGCAGAACAATGCTGGGAAATACTCAAAGAACAGTTCCCTGACATTGACCAGGCACTTACAGATCTTAAGGAAGTTTAATATGATAATCACAAAAGGCGTAGTCGCCGGAGAAGTGGTTACAATGAAAATTGTAACCGGAGAAGAACTAGTTGGCAAATTAACAGACATCAGTGATACTCATTATTCTGTTCAGAGACCACTGGTGTTGGTCATGAGTCAACAGGGACTGGGATTCCAACAATGGTCATTTACTGCTGATACCGCAAAGCCATTCAAAATCAGCAAAGACAAGGTCATAATGATTGCCGAAACTGTCACAGAAATAAAAAAGCAATATACTGAAGGCACTACAGGTCTCACATTGCTCTGATATAAAAACCATTTGATTAACTGATAAAATAGTGTTAGGATAAACGCATGAAGAAATCTGTCACCACAACGTACCGCACTATTTTTATCAGTGACGTTCACCTTGGCACCAAGGATTGTAAGGCAAATCTTCTAAATAATTTCCTCAAACACAATAGTTGTGAAACCTTATATCTTGTAGGTGACATAATTGATGGATGGAAAATCCAAAAGAATAAATTCAAATGGAGGCAATCCCATAGTGACGTTATACGACGTATTATGGGACATGCCAAACGCGGCACCCGCGTGGTCTATGTTTTGGGAAATCACGATGAATTTCTACGTCCATACCTACGTTATGGACTTGCGTTTGGAAATGTGGAGATAGTCAATCAAATAGCACACACCGGCATAGACAACAAGACCTATTTGGTTGTGCATGGTGATTTGTTTGACGGAATTACACGTATGAATAAGTGGCTGGGATTTCTAGGCGACAGCGCCTACGATTTTGTTCTTGCTGTGAATACCAAGTTCAACTGGCTCAGACATAAGATGGGTTTTGGATACTGGTCTCTGAGTAAATACCTTAAACACAAAGTCAAACGTGCAGTAGACTTCATGTTTAAATTTGAAGAAAATCTATCAGCTTACTGCAAACGTAAGGGATATGATGGCGTTATATGTGGCCATATACATAACGCTGAAATCAAAGAAATCAACGGCGTTATGTATATGAATGACGGTGATTGGGTTGAATCATGCACTGCTCTAGTAGAGCACCATGACGGACGATGGGAAGTCGTCACATGGGAGATGTCACACAATGAAGGTAAAGACAATAGTACAGGAAATGTACGCAGCAATCGCAAGAAATGACAAAGAAGCGGAAAAAGAATTGTGGCTGAAAGCATTGAAGAAAAGTCTGAAACACAAGAAGACACACGCGATAACCTGAACATTGCCATAGTCACTGATGCGTGGTTACCACAGGTAAATGGTGTGGTAACCACCTATCGTAATACATTCAATCAATTACGGGAAATGGGTCATTATTTCTACGCTGTTGAACCAACTTGTAGAAATGATCTTAGACGCATATCACTGCCAGGTTATAAAGAAATTGAAGTGGTCATTAATCCATGGAGAATCAAACCTGGATTAGAATATTTTATTGAGCAAGGATGGAAGATCCATGTGGCCACAGAAGGCCCACTTGGTCTTTA